CGCGTCGAACGGGTTGCGGGTAAGGGTCATGGAGATCTCCGGGGAAAGAGGGGCGGGAAACAGGGCAGAAGCGTGAGGCGGTGCTCAGCACGAGGCGGCGCTCGCGGCCCGATCAGGCGGTGTCGCGCACGATGATCCCGAGGGCTGCCAGCTGGCTGATCTTGGTGGTGATCTTGGTCGCGTCATCGACGGTGCCGTCATAGGCCAGCGCCGCGCGCGACACGATCGCGGGGCCGCGCATGAGCACGACGCCGACGGCATCGCCGGGCGTGGCATCGACCGCATGGAGCAGCACGGCCCCGGCGGTCTGTGCGCCATCCGTGCCGCCGGAGGTGGCGAGCTTGTACTTGCCGCTGGCGGTGATGCGGCCCAGCACGGACCCGACCGGATAGGCGGTGCCTTCCAGCAGCGGGACGGTTTCACGGGTGTAGTTCGGGTTGACCTCGTATTTGAGGACATCGCCCATCGTGGGCGGTTGGGTCAGAACGGGCATGGTGGCGATCCTGTATCAGGGGGACAAAAGACATCCCCCGCCGGGAGTGCGGCGGGGGATCGGTCGGGCATTGGTTTGTCGGGAGGTAGGTCCAGGCGCAGCTTGGGCGTCAGGTGCGTTTGCCCGCGGCTGCGTCCCGCTTTGCCGCCGCGATGAGCGGGCTTTCCGTCGCCTGTGGCAGGACCGGTGAGGGCGGTGCCGCCACGATATCGCGGGCATCTGCAGCGGCGCTGGCGCGTTGGAGCACGAGGCTGCGCAGGGCCTCGGGGGTTGTCCCTTCACGCAGGGCTTTAGCGGCGTCGATGGCGATCCCGAGGCGGCCCGCCTGAGCGGCGATCTCGGTGATCTCCGCCGCCTCCTGGCGCAGCTGCGCCGAGAGCTCGGCCAGGTTGCCGGGGAGAGTTGCTGCCGGCGTGGTGGTGGTTGATGCTTCAGGGGCAACTGGTGCGGCGGGCGGTGCCGGGCTCTCCGAGGCAGGCGCTGCGGTCATCCCTGCGGTCGGCGCGTCATCATGTTCGGCGTTGACCGAGCCATCGGCCGGGACATTCGAAGCGGTATCCTTCGGGTCCTGCGCATCCGTGGTGATCTCCTGCGCGGTGTCGTCATTGTCGGTCTCTTGGGCCATGGCGGTCTCCTTTCGTGTGGTGGTTTGGGTCCTGGATCGGGATGGTTGAGCCAATTGCACGCGCGGACGCGGCAGCGTGTTCGCGGGGGCGACATGCGCGCGGAAACTGGCAAAGCCGCGCGCGAGATCGGTGACCTCGTCGGCCAGCCCCGCCGCGACAGCATCGGTCCCGCGATAGATCGCGGCCTCGGTCGCCAGCGCGGCGTCCTGGCTCAGGGCCCCGGCGCGACCCGCGGCGACGGTCTCGGCGAAGAGAAACCGCAGCACGTCGATCTCGCGCTGAATATCGTCGCGGACCGCGTCGGGCAGTGGCGCGTAGGGATTGCCGTCGACCTTGTGGGATCCCGCATGGATCAACGTCACACGCACGCCGTCCCGGTCGAGCTGTCCGCTCAGATCGGCATGCATGACGACAACTCCGATGCTGCCGACCGCGCCGGTGCGCGGCAGCAGGATGCGGTTTGCCTGGGAGGCCAGCGCGTAGCTAGCCGAGAAGGCGTGTTCGGCCACAAAGGCCCAGACCGGCTTGGCGCGCCGCAACGCGCGGATGCGGTCGGCGAGATCGAAGACGCCGGCGACCTCGCCGCCGAAGCTGTCGATCTCCAGAGCCACGCCCCGGACGGCAGGATCGCCGGCGGCCGCCTCGATCTGCGCGGCGATCCCCTCATAGCTGGTCTGGCCCGAAGACTCCCCGATCCAGCCACCGCGGTGGATCAACACGCCGGAGATCTCGATCACCGCGATGCCGTCGACCACCGGATAGGGCGCGTCACCGTACTGGCGCAGGCTTTCAGCAAGGCCACCAGCCAGAATGCTGGCACGGGCGGGTAGCGGCGCCGCACCCGCCAACGCGTCCTCATTCGCAATCTCCACCTGCCGCCCGAGGATCCGAGGCCCAAGCCCCGACAGGAACGCCATGGCCTTGGCGGGCTCGACCAGCAGCGGCGTGTTGAACGCGCGCGCGGCAATGCGGGCGTGAAGCATCAGGGCTGGTCCTCGTCTGGGCGCGGGCGGGTCTCCGCGGTGTGGTCATCGTCGTCGGCGTCGTCAGACGGGGTCCCGTCTCGATCATCCCCGTCAACCGGCACGTCCGCTGCGCCCTCCGCGCCCTGTGCGGGCGATCCCGGACGGCGGAAATCGAGGCCCAGTGCGCGCTCGCGGGCGTGTTCGGCGGCGATCTCGCGGTCGACCTGCTCGGCGTCAAAGCCGCGCTCGGCGATGGCCTGCGTGCGGGATTTGAGCCCCGCCTCGATCTGGGCGATCTCGGCATTGGCGTCCTTCAGGGGATCGACCCAGTCCCATTTGGTCGGCAGCCAGTCGGCAGTGAGCAGGCGGGATCGGTTGGTCTCGTATCGTGGCAGGGCCAGCGCCCCCGACAGCACGGCCGCATCCATCCAGCGCGCATAGACCGGGCGGCAAAGCTGATACACCATCACCGAATGCTGCCAGGCCGAGACGCGACGGCGGAACTCGATCAGGGCCAGGCGCGAGTTCGAGAAGTTTCCCTTCACCATGTCATTGGCCAGATACGGATAAGGGATGCCCAGCGCCGCCGAGATCTGCAGCAGCGTGCGGTACTGGAACGGCTCGTAGGTCGCGCCGCTATCGGCGGGCTGGCCGACGGTGACATCCTCGCCCGGATCGAGCCGCACCACCTGTCCGGGGCTGATCTCGACGCCGCCCGGGTCGTCCTCGTCGCCGGGCGGGGCCAGCGGGTTTTCCGGCGCCGGCGACGTGACGAACATCGCATACATCGCCGCGACCTTCTTCCGGTCGAGCTCGGCATCGTCATACTGGTCGAGGAGGAACAGCTTCACGATGGCCGGCGCCAGTTTCGAGACGCCTCGCAGCTGACCGCCCTCGACCGGGTCGATCACATGGATCACCTCGGAGGCCGGCACTCGCGTGATCTCGCCGGCAAGGCCCGGCTCCGTGCTATCGCCCGGGTGACGGCGCAGGAAGTGATAGGCGACGCGACGCCCGATCCGGTCGAACTCGATGCCCTGACGGATTGCGTTCCCGTTCGCAGCGGTGCCGCTCTGTTCCAGCGGCAGCATTTCCGCGGGCAGCATCTGCAGCTGCAGCGGCACGCTCAACCCGTCGCCCGCCCGCCGCGGCCGGATGCGGAAAAACACCTCACCGGCGATGAACACCTCGCGTGCCGCCCGGCGCTGCAGCCCGTAGAAGTCGGTCAGCCCCTCGGCATCGGCCTCGTCGGTCCAGGCCAGCCACAGCCGCTGCAGCTCTTCCTTGCGGGCTGGATCCGCGATCTTCGAGATCGGCTTGATCCCGTCTCCCGCGGTATTGGCCGCCCAGCTTTCGACGGCATTCACCGCATAGCCGTTATTGCGCACCAGCCACCGGGCGCGCGCCGTGATATCGGGACCACTTGCCGCAATCAGCGCGTTGACATGCGCGCGGGTGGCGCGGAACCCGCGCAGACGGCGGTGGTGCTGGCCCGCGTCGAACCCGCCGATGAAGGCGCCGAGGCGTTGCCGCCAGTTAATCGCACTCATCACAGATCCTTCGCGGCATGGGGGCGGAGGATGCGACGGCCGGTGCGGTCCAGCGCCGCGATCCGCCGCTCGATATCCGCGATCGCGGCCGCCAGTTCCGCGTCCGAGCCATAGGTCACGGTCTTGCCGTCATAGCTGACGCTGCGCGTGCCGCTGTAGCGCGCGGTCAGCAGCGCGCCGTGGTGGCGTTTGAGATCGTCGAGGGTCATGCTCATTCCATGTACTTGGGCGTGCTCACCCGCCAGCCGCGTCGCCGGGGTGTGGTCACGCGCCCCGCTTGCGGCTCGGTGGGTGTCTCGGGTGCCGCGTCCGGCTCGGGGGTGGCGGTCTCCACCCCGGCCTGTTTCTCGAGGCTCTGCCACATCCGCGCGTCGAACCGGTCCGCGCCGAGGATCCACGCCGCAGCCCTTGCATAGATGCGGATATCGAGCGCCTCGTTGCGCTCGCGCATCTTCTGCCATTCCTGCCGGGCGTAGCCGCGCTTGTTGCGGATCGTGACCAGCTGCTCGGCGACCAGCTGTTTCAGCCATTCGCTGTCGGCCCAGTCAGGCAGGTGGATCGTGCCGGCCGGGTTGGGTGCCTCTTCCTCTGTCGCGCGCTCCAGCCGCAGATAGCGATAGGTCTCGGCCTTGAAGGTGGCGGTGGCCACGCTCCAGAGCCGCGCGCCGCGTTTCAGCTTGCGGCCGTTTACCGTGGCATCGACGAAGGTCGGCCCCGAGACCGGCGTCGCCCGGTTGAAGCCTTCCAGCCCCTTGACCGGCGCCACCTGCGCCGTGCCCTGCTGACGCGCCCAGGCATGGACGGCGGCGGACTCGTAGCCGGTATCGATGGCGAGTTTCGCCAATGTCATGACCGCGCCCTTCTCGTGCGTCCATGTACGGCCCAGCAGTGCCGTCAGCGTCTCCCAGCAGGCGGGATCGTCAGGCCCACCCGGGATCACGATGTGATCCACGAGCCAGCTTTCCAGACCTCGACCCCAGGCCCAGACATCGACCTCGATGCGATCCTTCTGCACATCCGCGCCGGCGGTCAGGAACAGACCCTGTTCCGGGATCTGTGCCGGATAGGTCTCGCGCCGGTCCGCGAGCCGCTGCCAGTCCGGCGCCTCGCCGCTCTCGACCCATGTCTCGCCCAGCAGCGTGTTGCGCGCCGCGCGCAGCATCTCGTCCGAGCCTTGTGCTGCCAGCCAGTCGCGCGCGATCTGCGCCCAGCTTTTCCAGCCGATCGGTGAGTAGAGCGCCGAGAGGTGGAACCCGATGGCCGTCGGGTCCGTCGCCGTCGCTGTTGCCCGCCACTCGCCCCGTTCCAGCATCGCCGTCTTGTGATGCTCGGCGATGGGGCGCGCGCAGCCCTCGCAATGGTAGGCTGCGGTCTCCGGCTGGTCCTTGTCCCAGCGCAGCCGCTCGAACTGCAGCCACTGCATCGCCTTGCAATGCGGGCACGGCACGAAATACCGCCGCTGGTCGCTGGCCTCGAACTCGCGCTCGATGCGGCTCAGCCCGCGGATGGTCGGCGTCGAGACCATGAACACCTTGCGCCGATGCGCGAAGGTGGTGGTGCGGGCTTCGGCCAGCGTGACCGGGTCACCCTCCTCGTCGGCCGAGGCCGGATAGGCATCGACCTCGTCGAGAAACACGTAACGCGCCGGCATCGAGCGCAGGCCGGTGGCCGAGTTGGCCCCGGTGAGCACGAGGATGCCGCCGGGGAACTCCTTGGACAGCATCGAATTGCCCGCGTCCCGCGAGCGCGCGGGCCTGACGCGCTCCTTCAGCGCCGCGCTGTCCTCGATCAGCGGATCGATCCGCCCGCGCGAGCTGCGCTTGGCCATTTCCACCGTGGGCAACACCGCCAGCATCGGCCCCGGCGCGTGGTGGATCACGAACCCGATCCAGTTGTTGCCGGCCTCGGTCGCGCCCACCTGCGCGGCTTTCATGAACGAGATCCGCTGTGCGGAGTGGCCGGGTGACAGCGCATCCATGATGGCGCGCAGGTAGGGCGTGCGCACGGTGCGGTACCGCCCGGGTTCGGCCGAGGCGCGCGACGACAGCCAGCGATGCGCATCCGCCCAGCCCGACACGGTCAGATCCGGATCGGGACCTAGGCCGCGCCGCCAGGCGCGCAGGATGACCTCGGCGCCCTCAAAGCCGAGATCAAGGTCCGCGGTCAGGTCGTCGCCGTTCAATCCCTCGTCATGATGTCCGTCATTCAAGCGAGACCCGGAGGTCTGCGAGGGCGGTGAGCTGCTCTCGGACATGCGCTTCCAGCACCCTTTGCAGGATCGCCGTCTCGATCGTCACGGCCTCCCCTGATGCGGCTTCCATCTCTGCGGCCAGTTGCGCGGCCATCAAGGCGGCCACGCGCGTGGGCCAGGTCACCCAGACATCGCGCTCCTGCCGCGCGAGGCGGAAGACCAGCGTCTCGGCCCGCGCGCGATCCACCAGAACGCCCTTCTTGCGCTGGATCGATAGCTGACGCTCCTGCGCCTGGTAGACCGTCAGCGCTGTGCGGGCCTTCAGATACGAGGCGCTGTCGCCGGGACCGGAAACCGCGCCAGCCGTGTCGCCATTCCCGACACCACCCGCGGACCTGTGCTGCTGATCCGGATCCGTCATCTCTGCTCGCCGCGCATCCGAGGCGGCCGCGTTGATCGAGCCGTCCGGATACAGCACCAGCCGCCCCGTCTTGCGCGCTTTCTGCACGGCCCCGCGCGAGAGCCTGGAATGCGCGGCATAGGCACGCTCAGAGAGACCTTCCATGACCCAATGCGCCCCCTTAGTCCGTTGAATATAAACGGTTAAGATCGTCTAATTCAGTTGATTACGCTCCGGATCGGAGCGATTCTCGGATCAGGACAACACAGCCTGATCGGAGACACGCCCATGACCATCGCCCAACGCTACAACACCGAGGCCGCCCGCTTGCTGCCGCATATGGCAGAGGACCTCGCGGTCGATCCCGCGATCACCACGGCAAACGACATAGACGAGATCGTCTTTCGCCGCAGCGAATACCTCGGCGGGATGGCCTGCGCCATCGTGGCCATGATGGAACAGCAGCACGGAGACACCGCATGACCGCCATCACCACCATCCGCATCGATCACGACACGCTGCCCGACCCTTTGAGTCGCAAGAACCCCGACGCCGTCGCCGACACCATCGAGGCCGCGCTGCGCGAGGCCGGGATCGATGCCGAGGCGTCGGACGTGATCTCGCATCTCAAGATCGAACTGCCCACCAGTCAGCTTGCCGCCGCCAGCACCGTGCTGGCGGGCATGGGGCTGATCTGATCAGAACCGGGGCAGAACGCAATCTTATGATGCTGATTTGCCTACACTTTCCGGTCCGCCAGAGCGATCATGATGCTACGGAAGCGATGCAACCCACCCAACGGAGCCAGACCATGACCCGCCTGAACCCGCAAACCACGCCCCGCCACCAGCTGCGCGCCGAGAAGGCACGAAGGAACAAGGGTGAGACCGGTTCCGCCACCGGTTCGAGGAACCGGTCGAACGCTTTGAACGCCTTCATCGGCAAGAAAGCAGAGATCGACGAGAGGCTCGCGCGCCTGCAGGCACTCAGCGACGACCACTTCAACTGCCATCCCGACGAGGTGGGCTGGGCGATGGTCGGCACGCTGGATCACTACAACGGCTTGCTCAAGCGCATCACAGACAGCGCTTTCGGCGAGGGTGAATACGAAAAGTAACCCGTCCGGTTTTGACCCCGGATGGCCCGCCGACTGGCGGGCTTCACCCGGTAGGAGGCCGCGCAATACCGCGCCGCCCCGTCAGCACAAGAGGCTCCCATGCCAAAACTCACCGATACCCAGTCCATCGTCCTCAGCCGCGCGGCCACCCGTCCCGGCAATCTGGCCATGCCACTGCCCGACGGGCTGCACGGGGCCGCCGCGAAGAAGTCTGTCGCCGCGATGATCGCGCGCGGCTGGCTCCAAGAGGTCGAGGCCGACCTGCGCCGCGGTGATCCGCTCTGGCGCGAGACCGGCGATGGTCATGGCACCACGCTCGTCGCCACCGAGGCCGGGCTCGAAGCGATCGGGATCGAGCCGGTCGCGGCCAACACGGTGACCAATCCGCGCAAGGCCAGGCCGGATCCCGCGCCGACGCCCCAATCGACCGATGCCCCAAAACCCGTCGCCGTCCGGGCAGGCACGAAACAGGCCCAGATCATCACGCTGCTTCAGCGGCCCGAGGGGGCGTCCATTGGTGAGATCGTCGAGGTGACGGGATGGGCGCCGCATTCAGCGAGAGGCATGATCTCGGGCGGGCTCAAGAAGAAGCTCGGTCTCGCGATCACTTCAGCGAAGGAACAAGGACGAGGAACGGTGCATCGAATCGCGTGACACGATCCCACGCTGCCGCCGGTCAGGCTGATTGGGGATCCGCCAAGTCCGACCAAAAGGGTCAGGTGACGGCTTGGAGCCCTGATCGATCTTTTTTTCAAGATGAGACTGAGGAGGCGTTATGCCGCAAACGGGCCGGAGCGGCAAGGTGCCGAGCGGTCGTCTCGTGAATCGTGGTTCCTATCGACCGCGTTCACACAGGCTTGTTGTTGAAACGATTATCGTCATCAACCAATCGGAGCGTGGGGACGGGCCTCGGCGTCGAGGTGGCGATCAGATCGCGCAATAGAACCATGCCTTGCGTTTTCGCTTCATAGCCATCCGAAGCAATCAGACGCTCGACCTCGATCAGCTGCCTATTCAACTGAATAATGTTCATTTCATTCCCTTCCCATTCAAGGACATCGAATAGCTTGCCTTGGGGGGCAACCGACGGAACTCATGAACATGACTTTTGAAAACATCGCAAAATTACAAATCCTGGACGCAACTGAATGGTTCTCGTAAAAAGCGCACGAGCTCCGTCTGTCGTGCCCGCCGCAGCCCTCCTCCGACCGCAGCAAACAGGCGGTTCATACCGCTTAAAATGTGGCGTCCCACTAACACAGGTTAGGATTGCAAGTTCATTAGGTAACGTGAGGGCGTTTGCGATCATCAGGCCGCCGGGCCTCTGACCAATGCCCGCTTTGTCCGCACTGCCGACGCACGCTATCGTCCTTGCGCGGCTTCGAACAGCCTGCGCAGCGCGTAACTGCGAAGGAGCGATATGCCGGTGAAGACCCCGCCCAGCGCCAGGTTCTCGCCGAGGCTCGCCTGCACACCGAACCATGGGAACACCACGATCTGCGAGGCGACCGCCAACGCATAACCCACCGCAACGTTGGTTATTGCCTCGATGAGCGACATGCGGCGCGACTGCGTCATGCGCGCGTCCTCTTGCGGCGCGCAGGTTTCACTGCCTCCTCTTGTTCGAGGATCTGACTGGCTGTTCGCCCGGTCGCCAATTCCCAGCGCCGCACGGCCACATCGCAATAGGCCGGATCCAGCTCGACCGCGTAGCAGCGTCGCCCGGCGCGCTCTGCCGCGACCAGCTGGCTGCCCGAGCCGCAGAACGGCTCGCAGACCAGATCGCCGGGATCGGTGAAGGCCGTGAGCACCGCCTCGACCAGCGCCACCGGGAACACCGCGGGGTGTTTTCCGGCGGCCCCCAGCCCGCCCTTGTGGCGCATGACGCGGAAGACGCTGTCGGGAATGCGGTGGCTCTGGATCGCGTTGCCGGTGCCGGTCTTGGGCCTGACCTGGCCTTCCGTCGTGCGCAGCCCACCGCCGCCGAGGGTTTCGCCCGCGTGCTTGGAGGGCACGGTCTTGTGCGGTTTGCGCGGCGCGCGGTTGAAGTGGAAGATGAACTCGTGCGAGGGCGCGAGCCGCCCATTCCAGTCGCCGGGTAGGCCCGGCCCCTGATCCCACACATACCAGCCGAACCGTCTCCACCCTTGCGTGCGCATCCAGGCGACCCAGCCCTCCCAGTACGGGATCCACTCGCCATCGCGGTGGACCAGGCCGAGATTAACCAGAAGCTGAGCGGAACCCGTGACAGGAACTGCGGCAAAGACACCCTGCATCAGCGCATCCCAATCGCCGAGATTCTCCTTTGCTGCGCCATAGTCGCGCTGCTGCGCGTAGGGCGGGGAGGTGAACACCAGTGTGGCCGCCTCATTCTGCATCAGCCGCGCCACCACCGCCGGATCGGTGGCATCGCCGCAGATCAGCCGGTGGTCGCCCAACGCCCAGATGTGGCCCGGGCGCGTGATCGGCTCGGCCGGGGGCTCGGGGATCGTGTCCGCGGTGTCATCGTCGATGGGCGCGCGGTCGTCGACATCGGCATCATGCAGCAGGGCGTCCAGCTCGTCCTCGGGAATGCCGATCAGCCCGAGATCGAAGTCCTCGGCCAGCAACCCGCGCAGTTCTTCCAGCAGCAGCGCCTCGTCCCAGCCGCCGAGCTC